TTACTCGCTAAGCTGTCCTCGCAGCGTTATAAGTGCCTCTCTAACGCTCTCTGCATTAATAGCCTCTTGACACTTTCCGCGCTCTCTCGTGCGCTCTACGTCCTCTTTAAAGAACGGGCACAAATCGCAGCCGCCTACAATCTGGCAAGCTGCATTTGCTGTTATAATCTGCTGCGCTTCGATTTCTCCCATAACTGTAGCTGCCATACGCTTACCCCATACGCTCGTTTACAATAGCCTGCGCTGCTCTGTAAGCGTCTGCCCCGTACTTGGCTGTGATATTCTCGCGGCGTTCTGGATTGCTGCCCCACTCGCCTCTAATAATCTCGTCTGCCAGCTCTTCGGCTGTTTTGCTCTTAATGGTAGAGCCTGCGCCCATAATCTCGTTTACGCGCGCCTGTGCTGCCTCATACGCTGCCTCTCCGTACTGCGCTGTGATATTCTCGCGGCGTTCTGGATTGCTGCCCCATACTCCGTTAATAATTTCCTGCGCCAGCTCTTCGGTGCTCTTGCTTGGCTTTGCTGGTTCTGTCGCTCCTGCTCTCTGATTTACGATAGCCTGCGCTGCTTCGTATGCTGCTGTGCCGTACTTGGCTGTGATATTCTCGCGGCGTTCTGGATTATTTCCCCATACTCCGTTAATAATCTCGTCTGCCAGTTCTTCGGCGCTCTTTCCTGCCGCTGGCTGTGGCTCTGCATTTCCTGTTACCACATTATCGTACTGTGTTAAGTTGTTACTGTCAATGACCGCCATAACATTAGCTATGTATGTAGGGCTTGTGGCGTAGCCGCCCTCTTTAATAGCTGTAATAGCTGTACGTGCGTCTGTTACATTTACTGCGGCTGCGTAACGTGCGCTGCCTGTAATGAGGTCGTAATAGTCCTTTACGCTGTCTGCTGGTGTGTCGTACGCTCTAAATGCTGCTGTAATAGTTGTGTAATTAACATTGTCGTAGCACTCCTGCGTTTTTGAGCTAAACACTTTGCCGCCCCAGCTCGCAGTAGCCTTAATGCCGAAAAACGCATTAGCCTTAGTCATAAGGCTAGAGCCGCCCCAGCCTGTTTCTAACGCTGCCTGTCCGATACACACACTAGGAAGTACAAAGCCTGTGCCTGCGTCCTTTCTTCTTTTTGCCTCTGCCTGTGCAAGTGGTACGATTAACTGTAAAAATTCCTGTTTGTTCATAATGGTTTTACCTTTCTTTATAAGCCCGTGTTAATAGCTTTCTTGGGTAAAACTCTTTTGTATATTTCTTTAGTTAATCGCTTTTACTCTTTCTTACCTTTGCTCTGTAATACGTCGATAGCCTTAGTAATAGCCGCTGGCATAGGCACGCCCATAAGCCCCGCGTTTTCTACAATGCTTATAAGCTCGTTGGACATAAAGCCGATAATTACAGCCTCGCGTATGTAATCTACTCCTGTCGCAAGGTCTAAGCGGTATGCAATTAAGACGCATAACAAAATCATACCCTTTTTGCAAAGACCCTTTGCTCCTGCTACACTCTTTAAGCTGCCGCTTTCTGTCTTTTTACTCTTGTGGAATACTCCCGCTACAATTACCCCGCTAATATAATCAATAATCATAAAAGCTACGAGTGTTGCAAGTGATGTAGTCCAGCCGCCCAGCAAAGCAGCAATAGCCCCGCCGAGCGCTCCAATAGTTGCACAAATTTTTACTTTCATCTTTTCGCCTTTCCGCGCTGCCGCACCTTTTATTTTTTCTTTCGTGCAACTCTTTTGTTAATCTCTTATGCTTCGGCGTCGTCCTCTTTTTCTGTGTAGTCGTCGCCTGTGATTTCCTTGTACTCTTCTGGTGTTAATTTCCCCTTGCCTACGAGGTTTTTAAGCATTTCCTCGTTATACCAGCCTGCTACGTAATAGCTCTTGTATCTCTTTGCCGCTTTACTCATTCTCTGCCGCCTCGCTTTCCGTATGCTCTGTGTCCTCTGCCGCCAGCGTTGGTAAGTCAATATCTGCCATAGTTGCTACATACTCGAGTAGCGCCGCCTGCTCCTGTACTGTTGCTTTTAAGCGCTCGTTTTCTCGTTGCTCTTTGACGCTGGTTTTTAACTTCTCAAAAATCATTATTTCGCCCCTTTCCATAGGTCTTTATAGTATTTATCCATTCTGTCAAGTAAGTGCGTGCTGTCGCCTTTTTCTGCGTGCACCCGCCAGCCTGCATAACATACGTTTACTTTCTCTTTTGTTATCTCGCCGCGCTTGCATTTATTAACAAGCCTTTTCAGCTTTTTACGCTCTCTTTTCACGTTGTCCGATTTAAGCAGCATTATTACTTTGCCTTTATCGTCCAGCTTAAAGTTAAAACCTAAAAATGGTATACACTTACCTACGCTATATACGTGTGTTTTCTTCGGGTTAAACTCAAAGCCCATAACGCGTAAGTGCTTGTCTATCTCCTGCTTGCAGTATTCTAAGTACTGCGCGCTTTCGTGTAGTAGTATAAAGTCGTCCATATATCGTATATAGTGCTTTATGTGCAATCGCTCTTTTATAAAATGGTCTATCGGACTTAAAACTGATATTCCCGCTATTTGTATCATTTGCGAACCAGGGTTATAGCCAATCTCTCCCGCGTACTGGTTTGTAAGTACTCGGTCGGCTCTTTGGTATATGTGCGGCTCTAATCCTTTTCTAAAGGTCTGGCGTGCTGTCTCGTGCTGCATATTCGGATAATAGCCGTGTATGTCGCATTGTAATGCGTTAAAATTCTTGCCGTACTTCCTATACATAGCCCTTAAATACTCTTTAAGTATCTCTCTGGCTAGGTCTGTGCCTTTTCCTTTCTGGCAGGCTACGTTAGTATTTATAAAGCCTTTTGTCATTTGCGGATATATCGCATTATCGTTTAAGCTCCTCTGATATACTCTATCTCTAAAAACTATGCTAACTATTTCTCTTTTCTTTGGCGCTGTTATTGTAAACTGTACGGGCTTTCTCTCTTTGTATGTGCCCGTCTTAAGCTGCTCCTCTAGCTTAAGCGTTTCCTCTATCCCGTTTAAGTAGTAATGTGCTACGCTATCTTTCCAGATAACGCCTTTTCTGCATTTCTCCATTGAGCTATAGAGGGCGTCAAAGCCTATAATATTCTCTTCGATATTCTCTTTAATATCGTCATTCATTTTATAAGTCCCGCGACGTGTATAACGCGCAGCTCGCAAGCTGTTTGTATCGCCTCGGCGTTGTTTAGCCTTGCGGCTGGGTATTCGGCTCCTTGTGCAATTAAAATATAGTGCGCAGCTCCTACGGGGCTGCCGTGTGACTAATTGTATAACACAATCGGGCGCGCAGCGCATAGAGTTGTTCGCGTTGTTGTTGTTGACGTTGCCGCTCGAGTTCACGTACCACGTATTGTACGAGTTGCCACGATTAGCGCTACGCAAGCGGACGTTCTGCGTTTAGCCTACAACCCTTTTATAGTATCGCCTTGCGGCGCTGCTATCTATTCTAGTTTTCCGTACCTCTTTGTATCTCCTGCGTTCCAGTCTCGCAAAGCTTGGCGTACTTCTATGGTCTTTTGTCCCCAGTACTTAACCCTTTTGCTTGTTAAGTGGTATAGAGGTTTAGTCATTTGTATAAGCGCAAGTAAGTTATTGCACTCTCTGGCTGCCTCTTGCTGTAGCTTTTTGCGCTCGAGCCAGTTACGTGGCTCGTCGCCTACTCTTATATTGTTTGCTGTCCACGCTTTCGTAAATATTTCTTTTGCCGTGTGTATGATGTCATTTGTTAATGCCGTCTGATACTCTGGTAGAAATGTTTTAGGGTTCTTTGTAATTCTTATTGTATATACCGCTAAGTCGTTTGCCTTTATAAGTACGTCAAATTTCCCTTTGCCTCTTTCGCTCTCGTTTACTGACACGTCGCGCTTGTCCTTTCTTTTATATTTTCGTTTTCCGCTTTGATAGCCCTGCCGAGGCGTCGGCAGGGCATTAGCGTTATTTTGCTACGGGTGCCCCCGTAATTGCACAAGCGGGCGCGCAGCGCATAGAGTAGTACGCGCCGCCGTTGCCGACGTAGCCGCTCGAGTTCACGTACCACGTATTGTACGAGTCGCCATGATAAGCGCTACGCAAGCGGACGCCCTGCGCTGAATTGTGATTCTCTATAGCATATGTAATCATTTCTTGGTATGTCTGCCATTGCGCACAAGGTGATGTACGCCCGCTGGCTCTCTTCCAGTACTCCCAGTAATCACCCTCGCTGCTTGCCTGTGGCGTGCAATACATTTGCTCCATACTTGGTAAAAAGATTTTATCGTATGTAATCTCTGTTGTTGTGCTCTTGTCTGGCTCGCTTATGGTGTTCGGCGCTGTTACAATTTTAATAGGTGTTAAGCAGCTTAAAAAATCGTCGTCAAATCCTGTTAAAAAGCCTGCCTTTGTCGCAAGCTCTGCGGGCTTAACGTCGCCCTTATGCTGCGCAGTCCACCAAGCATTAACTCCCGCCTTACTGTTAAGCCACTGTCTCATAGCGCTATGGCTCCAGCGGTTGTAACCATATCTACAGATATTGCCGCTAGTATCTTTAATAGCGCTATGATAATATGTTGTGCCCGCAGGAATAGCGCCGCCTGTTGCTACTGTCGCAAGGGTAAAGCTGCCGTCGCTGTTCTTGGTGTAATAGTTGTAATCTGCGCTAAATGTTGCCTCTGTCGCTACTTCTGCCTCTGCTGCGTCATACTGTACACCAAACGGCGTACAGTAATGCCACTGCAAAAACATAGCGTTTGTGGTTTCGCCGTCCTTAAGCTCTACATCTCCAAAGTGTACGACGTCCATAACCGCCGCGTATGTTACATTTGTTGCCTTATCTGTCCACGGTACTGTAATCTGGTCGCCTATTGCGAACACTTCTTTTTCTTTCTTGCCCTCTACTATTGCCTTAATCTGTTTCATAGTAACAAGGTCTGCGGCTGTAAAGCCTGCAAGCGCTCGCAGGCTTACCGCAATATCTTTTAATGTTGTGTCGGTTGGTAAATCAATTTTTTGTACTGCCATTGTTGCCCCTTTCTTACTTTTCGTCATACATAAACGTAACGCTACCATTATCGTTTACAAGTATGTTGTAATTCCTGTCTGTGTATACTGCTGCCGCTGCGTCCTGTGCTGTCTTTGCGGCTGCTATTGCGCTACTTGCTGCGCTGTTAGCGTTCTGTGTCGCCGTGTTAGCGTTTCCTGCTGCCCCGCTCGCCGCTGTAGCTGCATTATTAGCGACTGTGGTAGCGCTATTAGCTGCTGTCGTTGCTTTTTCCGCTGCTGCCCTAGCGTTCTGTGCGCCATCTCTTGCCTGCGTCGTCTCCACCAGCAGTTTTGTAAAGCTAGTGCTTTCGCAGTCGCTTATAATCTCGCCCGCGCCGTTTACGCTTTCTACTATTTTTGTGTAAAACGTTGCACTAATTAATACACTATTGTCTTTATATAGTTGTATCTCTGCAAAACCAGTACCAGCGGCGGCTAACATCTGCTGCGTATATGTTACTATTACTTTATTGTCGCTTATTGTGTAGTCGTTAATTATCTTGTTACCGTCTGGTTTATAATAATTAACTCTCGCCGTTACTCCGCTTGGTATAGTATATACTGCGTCGTTCTGTAGTAGTGTTACCTCTACTTGTCGGCTTAATATTTCGCCCTGCTTGGCAATGATGTACCCAAACGGTGGCGCGCCGTCTATCGGTACTTTTATGCTCTGTGTGTTCATAATAGCCATTGTTATTTACTCCTTTCTTTTTCTTCTTTTTCTTTTGTTTCTTTTTCTTTTGTTTCTTTTTCGGCTGCAATTTCACTTATTAGCTGTCTGTTTGCTTCCGTTTTTACCTCTTCCAAGATATCTTTTAACACATAAAGAACAACTCCCATCGGTAAATCACTTTCATTTATTGCTTTTGCTATATTGTTCCTTAGATTATTTATGTTTATATTAATCATTGTTTCTCGCTCCCGTTAACTCGTTTATTATTTTGTCAACTTCACATTTAAACGTTTCCATGTCTTTGTCGCATTGCTCTTTATTCTCTTCGTATCTTTTGGGGTTTAATATTGTCTGGTTTATTGTTACTGTTCCTGTGGATACGCTAGCATGTGCACTTATGATTGTATTATTGCCTACTTCCGACGCTCCATTTATAGATATTGTTTTTGTTATGTTGTTAATCATTTTTTCTCCTTTTAATACCATTTTCTCTCTGCCCAGCTCCATGTCGCCACTACGGTTTCATCAACTAATATATAAAGCGTGTCTCCTGTCCACTCAAATGTGACTGGGTTTGTTGCGCTGTAGGCGGGCGTCATATATCGTTTTATTGACGGGTGGTACATATGTAGGTTCTCTGGCTCATTTATATAAACGTCTCCGTGTATATATCCACCTTTTTGAATACTTACTCTATTGTTAAACATGCTAGTTTCTCTTCCAATTTTTACAGCGTATTCTTGACCGCCTTCTTTGGATAGTTCTAATAGGTGCCCTTGTATAAAAAAATACGAGCCGTCACTGTTGGCTATTCTGTATTCTCCGCCTTGTATTGTGGTTGTCATTACGCATCCCTCGTTGGTTGTGGATACGTTTTTAAATGTTCCCGTTAGGTCTGCGTTTGTTGCAATAAGTTTGTTACATATTATTTGACCATCTTCTGTTATTACAGTATTGTCTGACGTTAGTGTGAATTTGTTTCCACTTATATTAATACCACCGCTGCTTCCTGTTATGTTTATAACGTCCAGCGCTTCCGCTGTTATTGTTCCCGCCTTTATTATTCTGCCCGTAAGTTCGCCCGCTGTAATGAAGTTTGCTACTATTTGCCCGTCTGCTGTTATTGCTGTGGTAAATTCGCCATTTGCCCCTGTGTTGCTGTGCCCCAGCCCTGCAAGGTTCCAGCGCCATACATTTTTAGCCTTGCTTAGCTCTGGCTGGTCTAGTATGTATATCTCCTGCGGGTTCTTCTCTGGATAGAGCACTACATAGCCGCCGCTGTTTCCTGTTATAGCTGCCGTAACATCTGCTATTGTCTGCTCTATCTGCTTTTTAATTTGTTCGGTGCGTATCTGGTTCTTTTTTATGTTCTCTGTTACTTCCTGCTGCGTCGCTGTAAGCTGCTTAGTTAAGTTTGTACGTACGCTGCCTATTTCCATAGTGTCGTAGCGCTCTTTTAAGCTGTCATACTTCGCTTTTACTATTTTCGCTGTCGCTTCTATTTGCAGCTTGTCTATACGTACTGTTACTGTATCGCATAGCGCGACACTTTCCATAGCCTGTATATTTTTATAGTCCTTGGTCTTTTTAAGCTGTGCGTACGATAACGTAATATTAATATCTGGCTCTGTGCTTATTTTTTCTAAGTATGCCTCTGCTTTCGCTCTTAACATATCCTCGGTTATAATCGTGCCGCTTTCCCACTCGCTGCTAAAGTCCACTGCCTCGCAACGCTTATACGCGTAGCCTGCTGCGCCTGCGTGTACTAGCGTCTTTTCTTTTAGGCTTACGTATGCCTCGTTTTCCTTGCCCTCTGGCGTGTATTTTGCGTATGGGAATATAGCCGTTACTATATTTGCTATGTTGCGCTCTTGCTTTGCGTCGGTTAAGTTCTTGCCGTATTCGATTGTTACGCCGTTGTCTGCGCCTCTCGCTTTTAATAGCTCTATTCTGTAGTTATTAAAGTGATATTCGCCGCCCCACGTATCTAATATACTGCCCTCTACGCCGCCGAGTGCCTTACGTACGCTCACCACGTCCGCTATGCTCGTGCTGTTTACTGTTGTAATGTCGCTTGCTGCTGTGTATTTGTGTTTAAATACTGCTGCCGCAAGCAACCTATTAAGCGCCTGCTCTGCATTTACTCCGCTTATGCTAAACCGCTCTACAGGGTTGCCCGTGAGCTCGTAGCTTATGTGCTCTGCGTTCCACGTCGTATTACTGCCTATCTGTTTGCCGCTTTTGTATATTCTAAAAAGTTGCGGCTCGTCCGTGTCGTTCGCCTTTGCTTTAATGATAGCGTCCTCTGCTATATATTCCGCTAAGTGTCCTTTTGCTGGGTATATAAGTGTCGCCTCATATGCCCCGTTTCTCTCTTCTGTTACTGTGCAGCTTACCGCGTCTGTAAGTAAGCCTATGCCGTTTGTTGTAAAGTCTGTTTCGCTGGCAGCGTATAATATCGGTATCATAGTTTGCACCAGCGCGGTACTATTTCGATTTTTGTTATATTACCCGCCCAGCTTATGTTATTGTCTCCTGCTGCCAGCTTAGGAAACGCCCCCACAAGCATTTTGTTATTCTGTAATGTATCACCCTTGTATGCGTTCATATTCTCGCTGTCTACCTCTATATATCCGTCTATATTTTTAAAGCCGTGCGCGCGATTGTTTATATAGAGCGTTGCGTTACCGCTGCCGTATATCTTCATATACGGCGTTGCTGTAAAGCCCTCTGGGTTTGTAATCGTGGCTGCTTTTGTTATCGTTATTGTTTCGTCTCCCTTTAGTGCTCTTTTATATGCCTTACACGTAAACTGTATCTCTATTTGTCCCAGTAGGCGCTTAGCAAGCTCTGACACGCTCGCCCCGCTGCTTACGTATGCAAGTGTGTAGTAGTCTCTGTCGTAAGTATCATAGAGCCTTTTATACTCTATGCCGCTGCCGTAGAGCCAAGCGTAAAGCCTGCGGGCGTGTTCCTCTAAGTCCAGCTTAAAGGCGTCTATATCCACGCAGCATACGTATTTACGCACATAATCGTTAAATTGCTGGTTGTCCAGCTCGTCTATGCGATTGTCTACTACAAAATTGCCGCGTGCTGGTACGTTTATAGTCTCTATTACAGGCTCGGCGGCGTTGTCCGCGCCGCTCTGCTCCATAATAAAAAGCCCCATATCGAGAGAATTAACGCCGTTATATGTAAAGCTATTAGCTGCATTGTAATAATTACTAAGCATATACTCTGTCGTCCCTCTCTTTCATTTCTTCCGCAGTCTCTAACATTTCCTCTGTAAGCTCTCTTATGTCTGTATCTCTGTTGTTTTCAAAGTGTTCTATATTTACGTTAATCTCGTTTGTAATTTGCTGCGCCCTGCCGCCTTTTGCGGTGTCTATAGCTATGTTTCTTGCCGTATTCGTAAGCGGTGTTACTACAGCTTTGCCGTTTACCATTTGTACGAGCTCTGGTCCCGCCTCTGCTACCATAGCGCCGCCGTTTCCTATAATACCGCCGTGTGCAAGCTTTGGCAGGCTTAAATTGCTCATTTTACCAATGCTTACCCCTGGTATTTTGTTTATAAGGTTAATAGCTCCGTTGATAAGTCCTATAGCTCCGTTTATGGTGTTTTCTATAATGCTTATTACGCCGTTAATTCCTGCTTTTACCGCGCCGCCTATTGCGTCTGCTATGCTTGCGCCTAAATCCGAAAACGTATTTCTTATAGTGTCCCACAAGCCGCTAAAAAAAGAGCTAAAATTAGAGAATACGCCCTTTACCGCGTCCCAAGCTGCCCCGAATGTGTCTCTAAAAAATGAGCCGACAGCCGAAAAGATACGCTTTACGCTATCCCATAATGTACTAAAGAAGTTTGCAAAGCCCTCGAATATGCTCTTTATTCCGTCCCACGCGCCTTTAAAGTCTCCTGTAAGCACGTCTTTTACGACGCTGAATACTGTTTTTATAGCGTTCCATACCGCAGCAAAGTAAGCCGCTACAACGTCCCATACTGCTTTGATAATTTCCCACGCATTACGAAAGAATGAGCCCAGCACTTCGCCTACAGCCGAGAACACTACTTTTATATTTTCCCAGATAAGCGTAAAGTAAAGTACTGCTACGTCCCATACGCCTTTAATATATTCCCACGCAACCGAGAAAAAACCGCCCAGCACTTCGCCAACTACCGAGAATATAACTTTTATATTTTCCCATAACATAGAAAAGTACGGCTCTACTAAATCCCATACTGCTTTAATAATTTCCCAGCAATCGCTAAATATCTGCGCTATGTCTGCGCCTAACTGTTGCAAAAAAGCAAAGGCAGCCTGTAGGTACGGCTCTATAAAGCCCCATATCTCTTGTATCTTGTCCCAGATAGTGCCTATAACGCCCTTTATTACTTCGATAGCGCCGCCTATAAATTCTTTTACATTCTCAAATATTTCGTTTGCCGCGTCTCTAAACCATTCGCACTTATTGTATAGCGTTATAAATATCGCTATTAACGCCGCTATCGCCGCTATAACTAATATAATGGGGTTTGCTGCAAGCACGGCGTTTACTGCTGTTATTGCAGTCTGTAGCGTCTTAATTACGTTTATCATAGTTGATATAACGCCCGCTACTTTGCTTATAATTAGCAGCGCGGGGGCTATTGCTGCAACTATCATTACTATTGTCGCTATCATTTCTTTTTGATTGTCGCTTAGCCCTCTAAACCATTCTGTAGCGCTCTGTACTGTGCTTGTTACTTTTTCTATCGCTGGCTGTAATGCTGATAACGCAGTACCCGCTAAGTCGCTGCCTGCAAGTTTTAAGTTGTTAAGCATTACTTTAGCGTTGTCCCACGGGTCTAATGTGCTCTCGTATGTATCTTGTACTGTAGTGCTGTAGTCCTCGAGTGAGCCGCCTAAGTCATCTACGCTTAGCTTGCCCTCTCTTATAGCCTGTGCCATTTCTGCAAAGCCCTTAGAGCCGAAAGTCTCTTGTGCGATACTTAACGCCTCTGTCTCTGTGCTTGCGTTTTTAATGCTGTCTATTGTCTTTTGTAGTGCTTGGTCTGTGCTTAAGCCCTCTGCTGTATAATTCTTTACAGCTTTCTTTAAGCCTGCCATAGCTGTAGTAGCGTCTACGCCGTTATTTTCAAACATAGCAAGCAAATTTACGCTTTCTGTAATGCCTAGCCCCATTTCTTTTAAAGTGCTGCCATTCTGCATTAACGAGCTCTCTAATGTGTCCATAGATAGCCCCGTATCTTGTCCTACTTTTGTGAGTAGTCCTAATACGTTGCCTGCCTGTCCTGCGTCCACATTGAATTTATTTAAAATAGTATCTACGTTATCAATACTACTGTTTAAGTCTGTCCCGTTTATCTCCGCAAATTCGATAAACTGCTTTGATAAGCTCTCTAACTCGTCGCCTGTAAGCTGGAAACGTGTATTAACCTCTCCTATTGCTGTGCCTGCCGTCTCTGCGTCTGTCGGTATATCCTTAAAAATGTTGTTCATACGCTTGTTGAGGTCGTCTAACGCCTCGCCCGTAGCGCCTGTTTTGGTTATAATTATGTCGTAGCCGTCGTCTAAGTTCATAGCAGCAGCTACGGCTCCTGTGCCTACTGCTGCCGCTGTTGCCGATAAAGGCGCCATAGCTTTAGCTGCTTTGCCTGCTTTATCCTCTACTGTATCAAATGCTTTCGCCGCCGTGTCAATTTTGCTTACGCTCTTCGCTGTCTCTTCGGCTGCTTTCCCTGCGTTTTCAAATTCTTTATTACTTTCCTCTGCCTGCTTTTCCAAGTTGCCGAGTTTGATTTCTGTAGAGGCTATCTCTCTTTGTAATGCTCTGTATTGTTCCTCTGATACTTCGCCATTTTCAAACTGTTCCTGTACCTGTTTTTCTGCCTCTTTTAATGTGTCTAACTTCTCTTTTGTACTTCCTATAGCCTCTTTTAGTATTTTCTGTCTCTGGGCTAATAATTCCGTATTCGTCGGATCTAGTTTGAGTAGCTTGTCTACTTCGCGTAACTCTTTCTGCAAAGAGCTGCACGAACTATTAACGCCAGAAAGCGCTTTGGATAGTTTAGTAGTATCGCCGCCTATTTCGATTGTAATACCTTTAATACTGCCTGCCACTTGTTACGCTCCTTTCTGGCTCTTAATCTTCTCTCTTATCTTTTTGCGGTCTGGCTTGGTCTGCGTCATTCTGTAGCAGTCCTCTAAATACTTTCTGCCCTTTTCCGTCTGGCTAAGCGTATGTATATAGCTTTCTCGCATAAAGTATAAGTATAGGTCTATCGGCATTTCCTGCACGTCAAATATGCTTATATTTAAGTAGTCTATAACTAGCTTCTCTGCTCGTGTTTCTGCTGTGTATGTATACTCTGCCGCCTCTGTCTGCCCGTTTGGGTAGCGCGGCAGCTTTAGTTTGGGTTATTCTTAATGCTGTTTACAAAGTCTGCGTAGTCGTTAATGTACGTTATGATCTCCTCTATATCGTACTCTTCCTGCTCTAAGTACTCCGCTGTAATAACCTCTTTGCCTCTGTTATTGCTTAAGATTTCTGCTAAAAGCTCTAGCATTTCGTCGTATACCTCGCCGCTCTTAGCCTCGTCTGTGTCAATGTCGTTTATAATCTGCATTTTTTCAAAAGTGCGCTTTTTTGGCATTTCAACCACTAAAGTTTTGCCGTCCTTTAACTTAGTAGGATAAAAGCTGCGTTTTAATTTTCCAAAATCAAAACTTTTATTTGCCATATTCTAACCTCTTTTCTATCGCGGCTGCGCAAAAGCAGCCGCTTTAATCTCTTATACGTTCTGTACTATTTCCTCGTCGAAAATTATAAGTGTGCCCTCTTTGTCCATTGGGTAAGCCGTAAATGTCGGCTCTAGTGTTGTCTCTGCGTCTGTTGCAAACGTAAAGCTAAAGCCCGCCTCATTCTTTCCGACGATTGTTACTCTAATATCGCCGTCCTCGTCGTCCTCATGCAAAAATCTAATTAGATACTTGTCGCTTTTCTGGTTCTTTAAGCCGCCAATTTTTACAGTACGCTTTTTTGCTGACGTTGTAACTCTTGCTGTTGCGCATAACTTTTCTAATGTTGTGGCACACCAAGTAAGTAACCCCGCCTTAAGTGTCGCCTCTTCTTTTGTTACTTTAGTTTTCTGTACTACGCCTAAGTCGTCTTTAGCTGTGTAGCTCTCTGCTGTATACTCGAGTGACGCGCCGCCTTTAATGTGTGCAAGCTGGTTGTCCTCTGTTTCTATGGTTGCGTCGTCTGGGATTTCTCCCGTAAATTTAATGCAGTAAAGTTTACCGCTGCCGAGTGTGATTCTCTCGCTATCCATATTGTTACTGTCCTCTCTTTCTTATTTTTTCGTATATGGTAAATTCGTATGCCGTCTGTACCATATCTTCGCTTTGTATTGTCTCTTGAAATTTGTTAAAGCCTACGTCGTATAATACTTTTTGCTCTACCTCTTTTTCTAAGCTGCTGTCGGCTATTTTGTCTGTGTAAAGCTCTATAGCCGCCTGTATCGCCCTAACTCCTACTGTGCCGTCGTCGCTTTTGCTTACGTTGTCCTGCGGTGTTATGTATACCAGATACGGCAGCTCGGGTAGTGGTGTCTCTTTTGTCTCTCTGAACTCGTCCTTTGCCAAGGGTAGCCTCAGCGCGCGGGTGCGTTCTATAATTGTCTCTAATCTCATTTGCTCGCTGCTGCCTCTATCCTTTCCTGTAGCGCCTCTATAGCCGCCTGCTCTACAGGCGCTATATGCTGTATAGCTCTAACTCTGCCGCCGTTCCTGCTTGCGTGTCCATATTCCAGCAAGTGGGTTAGCTGGTAGTCTGTCTCGTTATATACAGTATTCCGCTTTGTCCTCTTGTCTGCATATGATTGTTTTTTACGCCAGCCCTTGCGGTAGCTGCCTGTAAGTTTTGGGCTGCTCTTCTTAAGAGTGTCTACAGCCTCTTTTGCTACTTCGTCGGTTATTCGCTTTGTTGCGTCTGCTATTTCTTGATCGTATTCTGCCAGTGCTTCAGCTATAGCTGCGCCTGCTGTGTTTATGTTCTCGTTGCTCAACGCTTGCCCGCCCTCTTTTCTGCGTACAGCTCTAACTTTTCCTCGTTTGGCTTTTTATAAGTCCTGTAAATAGTTAATCGCTGCCCGTTGTACTCTAACTCTGTCTGGTCGTTGTATTCATGCGCCCATACAGTAAATTTATAACTCGGCTTAATATCTTTAACGCCTGCTGTTGCGTATTCGCTCTGGGTTATGCTGTCTACCTCGCAGCATATAGTTACGCTCTCTGTTTCTGTTGCGTTTAGCTGCGTTTTTAAGGTTATTTCTCCATACATTATTTACCCTCGCTTTCTTTCTCGTTATACTCGCCAGATAACGCTAAAGACATTTTAAGAGCGTCGTAGCTCTGCCTGTATTTGTCTGCAAGGTTGTTATAGTTGAAGTCTGCTTTTGTAAAGAGCTGTGCAGCTCTAATAATAAGCGCGTCGTTTTCGTCTATCTTTTCCACGCCTGCAAGCTGCAAGTCTTTAAAGCAAGCCTCTATGCAGCCGCTTATATCGTCCTCAATGATAGCCGAGGCGGTAGACATACGCATACTGTCTTTAATTGCTTTTATTAGTGCTGTCCTCATAGCCGCCCCCTACTCTGCTGCTTTTGCTACGCCTGCCTCTATAAGCTGCGCTGCGCGTTCTTTTGTCACCTCGAACGTGTCGCCCGCGTGCTGTGTAATATCTCGCTGCAAGTCTTTGTATGTCTCTGTTACAATAACCTTTACTGTTGTGTCCGAAACGGACACGTTAGCGCCTGCTGCCTGCTGCTCGTTTGCTGTCGGCGTGTTTGCTGCCGCCTGCTGCTCGTCGTCCTCGTCGGGTATGTCTACCTCTGTTGCCGAGATACGTTCTACAAGCTCTGCTTTTTTCCCGTCTGGACTTAACCCCAGACTTTTAGCAAGCTCTCTAAGTTCGTCTACCTTGTACTCTTCCTCGAGTTGCTTTTTATCTAAATGCCCTTTCATTGTTTCGCCTTTCTAGCAGGCAGCTTTACGCCGCCTGCATTATTGTTATTAAACTGACTTTACGCCTTTTTTTACTAAGATAATGCCCGCAGCGTCGGCTACCTTTCCGTCGGCTACCATCAAGCATTTATTCTTGATTTTGTTGTTGTCGTGGTCTGTCCACTTTACTACCTGCATTTCCATATTTGTATTAATAACGTAGTCCGAAAAGTTCATAAATACTGCGATTACGTCGCCCTCGTTTGCGTCGTCCCAGCTTGGTAAAATATCGTCCTCTACAGTCTCTACGTTCTTACCCATAAAGCGATATGTCTCTTCGCCGTTTACGCCATAATTTGTACGCCCGATAGGCTGCCCGTTTTTATCTTCCATTCCGTCAATGCCAACGTCAAAAGTTGACTGGTTCATTACAAAGCTGCCGTTTCTGTACGCCTTTTTCATTTTTGCTTTTACTTTGTGCCAGCCGCTCCAACTTGCATACTCTTCTGGCGTCAGTGTAACAACGGTTGTTATTCGGTTGTCTTTTAACACTCCTAATGGCTGCCCCTCGCCTGTTCCGTTAAAAATAGAAATCTCGATAGCTTTAACCATAGCTTCGGTCGCCATAGGTACAAATAAATCTGTAAACATTTTAAGTGTTACTACGTTTGCTAAAATGCTCTGTGAGATTTTGCACTCTAAGCCGTAATAATTAAATGTCACTGAATTTTTAGCGCTTGCGTTCTGGTCGTCGCTGCTCTTTCCCTCTGTAATCCAGTGCGCAGTAGGCTTTAAGTCTGCGATTGGAATTGATACACCGCCCTGTACGTTAATCTTGCGCACCTTTGCGTAAATGCTGCCGTAACTTTCCAGCTTTGTAATAATTTCATTCATAATTGTAGTTGGAATTACCGCGCCGCTTTCTGCTGTTGTAGTTGTGCTGGCTTCTCTGTACTCTGTTGGAATTGCTACACCTCTACACACATAATTCATAAATGCTTTGCGGTACTCCATTGTGTCGTACTTATCTACTGCCGCTGCGCGCTGCTGTGTTCCGCTGCCGTCTGCTGGCGCGATACTTCTAAGTACTGTAGGCGCTGTTACGTTTCCGTTTCCGTCTGGTACTTCTCCCGCTGCGATAGCCGCAAGTAAACTTGTGCGCTGCTCCTGCTGCTGGATAATTGCCGCTCTCTCTTCCTGTAAATCTTTTACTTCTTTCTCGTACTTTGCCAACTCTTCGGCTGTAAGCTGTGTGCCTCTTTCCTCTACGTCTTTCTTAATAGCCGCAAGCCTTAATTCAATCTCTTTTAATCTCATTGTTTTTGTTCCTTTCTTTGCCTTAAATTGTTGTTAAAATCCTTAACATAGCCGCGCGCTTTTCTAACGTCTCCCGCTGCTCTGCTTCGCGTCTCCCGCTTGCGTAGCTGCGTGCTGCTATACTGGTGTCGTCGTTTGCTGGTATGCTTACCGCGCTAACGTCGTACACCTTTTTAATTTTTAAAATTGTGCGGGTGTGCGTGTCCCTGTCGTAGCTATCCTCTGCAACTGTAAACGCCCACGACATTTTAGTAATCATTCCCGCGTTAATATCTTCATACAGCCCCCTTGCTAACTCTGTCTTGCTAAGGTCTGCTGCAATAAGAAGCCCTTTATCGTCGGCAGTTAATTTAAGCGTGTTATTGCTATTTCTTGCGTATACCCTGCCGCTGTGGTCGTACTGCATAATAACGTCGCTTAGGTCTGCGCCGTCCAGTGCGTGCCTGTCTATTTTTTCGTAGTATTTGTCGCCGTCCTCAAACTCGTAGAGCACGTACGGCGTATCGAATGTAGTCGCGTAGCCCTCTATGTAATAGTCACTGTTGAATTGGTTCGCAGCTACCGCTACCGATAACGGCGCCGCTACATTCCTGTATTCTCTTTCTTTTACTATTGGCATATGTTTACTCTTCTCCTTTCTCGCCTGCCTGCTGCCCGTCGCCTGTTTGCTGCGGCTGTGATTCTGGTTCTTGCCCTGCCGTTGGTTCTGTTTGCTGTGGCTGCTGCGTTATAATTACTGGCTGTGGTTCTTTGTTGTGCTTGTCCAGCTCGCTAACCTCTGTATACTCTTTTCGTATATAGTATTTGTCGCCGTCCTCAACGTGTGCCATATTCCATATGTCCATAACCCCGTTGCGATTAAGTAAGCCTCGGTCGAATAGCTGCGTACTTACTTGTAGCTTTGTGTTATTGCTCGCATACTGTAGCCTGTTCGCGCTAAATGTAATAGCGTTGCCGTGCGCAAGCTCTCGCGGCGTAAAGGTCATATTAGACATTACGAGCGATAACTGTATAGCAAACGGCTCTATTTTTCCCTCGTAGTAGGCGTTCCACGTTTCCTCGTTAAACTTGTTTTGCAGTATGTCCATATTTGTATTAAAGTGCGTACATACATTTTCTTGTATTTGCTGCATTTGTAACGCGTTCGGCGTGTATGGTCTGCTCTCTACTGTTTTTACGTCTGTAAATTTATTGTCGTATATAATCATTCCGCTTTTGTTGTCGCTGCTTAAATTGTCCTGCGTAAATCTGTCGCGCTCTTTTTTTATGTCCTCTGGTTTAAGCATATTTGCTACTTTTGCTAAAAAGCGGATATTTGCCGAATTTTGCACGGCGTTAATAATTCCCTCGTTACTCGTCTGTATAAGCTGCATTGTCGGCTGCATTGTCTTGTTATCCTCGCCGAAAATGTCGTCTCTATATTGGTGCGTCGTTAGTATTCCGACGCGTTCAAATTCAATCGCTGCGCGCTCTCCATTCCCAAATGTATAGCGTAAATATACTTGGTCTTGGTGTTCTATAATTTCGCAGTTTTGAGGCAGCAAAGGATACCAGCCCGCAAGCTGTCCGTATGCGTCCTCTATTGGTATAATAAAAGCTGTATGCTCACACTCTAGTATTGTCGCCACTCGCGCTATAAACTTTGTTGTGTCCATAAACGCGTTAGGCTTAAACTGTAGCGTGCGCTCTAAGTTCTTTAACGCGCTGCCCTCTACCTCTGGCTTTAACTTGCTGCAATGAGTAGCAAAGCTATTAATAGCCGTGCGGGTTAAATCCATTTCATAAACGCCGCCGTCGTAGGTAGAGAATACAGGACTATAGCCGTTAAGCAGCTTAAAGTATTCGCCTATTATTTCTTTGTTTTTTCGTCCTTTGAAAAGGTAATCAAAAAGCCCCGTTTTTCTCACTCCTTTCTATGCTGCGTTTTTAAGCAGCTCGCCTAGCTCCGCGTTGTACTTCTGGCGTACTGTCATAGCGTCTATTACGCTTACAAAGCCGTCTATATGCGCGCGCTGTTCTATCTTTATAGGTCTAAATTTTCTTGTTTCTAAATTCTGCTTAAGCGCTACGTTTAGAAAATGCGACTTAAGCAAGTTGTTACTTGCAATTTTAAAGTTGCCGTCTTTAATAATTCCCTCAAATTCTCGTATAACTGGCGTTAAGTTCTCGCCCTGGTATACGTCGTCGGTATGGAACCCGTACGCCTTAAGGTCGTCTATTAAGTACTGGGCGCTGTATCTGTCGTAGCCTATCTGTAATACTCGTATGCCGTATGTGTTAAGCAGCTCTACATACCAGTTAAATACGTCTTTGTAGTCTACGTAGTTGTCGCCAGATAGCGTAAGTACGCCTTTTTTTACAAATACGTCATATGGTACTCCGTCGGTTGCTTGCAGGCTTTCCAGCCTGTTACGCGGCATAAAGAACTGTGTAAACGCGTGTAGTATTCCGTCTTTTTCGATTACGATACTTGCGGCTGTTAAGTCTGTTGTTTGGCTTAAGTCGATACCGCCCACGGCGTAGCAGTCTCTAAAGCCCTCTAGCGTGCTTTCCTCGCTTGCCTTGTCTACAAGCGTGTATTCTAACCACGCTACGCTACTGTTTTGCTTAATATTGCAGTATTTCGTAAGAAACTCTGCTTTTTTACTTAAGCTGCCCTCTGCTACTGCTATCTCGTCTTTAAAAAAGCCCTCTTGTACGCTTACGCCCATATTCGGGTTGGCTTTCTTTAGTTCTGTTATATCGTTCCATTTCTCTACGTCGTCTATGATGTATAAGAATGGCAATAGCCTGCGCTCTTTACTGTTGCCTTTTAAAAAGCTGGTGGCACGTTTCATTAATTCGTCGTAGATACTGTCGTTAATATAGCCTGCTGTAGATATGCTAAGTATCATAGGCTGCCGCCTTGCACCTAGTGCCGACTTCATAACCTCATATTGTTTTAAGCCGCCGTCGCCGCTCCACGCTGCCATTTCATCACATATAACTAGCTGCGGGTTGAAGCCGTCGCTTTTCTTTGCGTTAAATGCAATAGGCTTAATAGTCGTGTTCGTCTCTTCTAGGTAAATATCGCTGCGCCTCTTTTTAGCAAGCTCTTTTAACTCTTCCTCTGCCTCTACCATTTTGTAAAAAGCGTCGTAAACGAGCGCCGCTTGGTCTAACTTTGGTGCTAAACAATAAATCTCTTGCCCGTACTCTGGCTCGAGATACGCCATATATGCAATAATGGCGCTTGCAAATAAACTTTTGCCGTTTTTTCGTCCAATAACTATAAAAATTTCTCGAAAAATTCTTATATTTTGGTCGTCTACAATGCCAAACATAGCGCATACTATGGCTTTTTGCCATAATTCCAGCTTTAATAAATCGCTCCTGCCTTTGCTGTGGTGGCAAAAATTTTCGATAAACTTTATTGCCTTATTTGCCTTTTTTGCATTGTAAAAAAACTCTTGTTTTTCCAGTCCGTCTACAAGTATTTTGTAAATTGCTAATATCCATTTACCCGCTACAATTTCGCCGCTTGTAATCTTTGCGTAATACTCGTAAATGTAATTTTTATACGGCACTCTGGGGCTATTCCTCTCGCAGCAGGGCTAACTTGCTTTTCTTACGTTCTGCTGCTGGTACAAGCTCGGTTAATTGCTTTATAACTGCCGTATAGTTTTTGCTTAACGCTATATAGGTGTCTGCCTCTGCGCTGCGCTTTTCGCCCCACTGGTTCGCGCCGTTCTGATACTCCGACGTCCAGCCGTTTTTCTGTATACTATCCTGCAATATATCGAGCTCGACAGACATAAAGGCAGCCTTTTCGATAAGCGGCGTAACAAGTTTCTTTTTGTTTTCGTCGAGGTTCTTAAAAATGCCTTTAAGTCTTGTTTTCTCTTTCTTAATTTTCTCTTCTTTCGTGTACTCTTTCTTTCCTGCCATATCTTCGCCTCACTTCTCGCACACCACACCCCCTACACCACGTACGCGCGCCCCTGTAGAGTTTTTTTAGGCTCCACCCCTCGGTCTCCGCTGGGCTATTCAAGATTTTTGAATAGGGGGGATATGCTCACGGCTGCGTTGGTATTACGTTGCCGTCTGCGTCGAATTTGTAGCGGCGTGTGTCTGCTGCCGCGTGGTGTTCCTTGTTGTGGCAGTCTTGACATAACGCTTCGAGGTTGTCCCAGTTAAGTGCTATGTCTGCGTTGTTTATATTCTGCTTGGTTAAGTAGTGCTTATGGTGTACTACCTTTGCAGGCTCGCCGCAGCGCTCACATAAGTAATGCTGCGATATGAGATAAGCCCGCCGTGTGTCTATCCAGTCCTTGCTGTGGTAGAACTCTTTAGCCCATTCTTTCATAGCCTGCCTCTCTTTATTTGCCTAGCGTCCTAGATTTCATACGCTAGGCTAGGAGGCTAGAAAAATGCAATAAAAAAGAGCGGCTAACTAATGCTGCTTAAGTAGCTTAGCTTTCCGCTCTTTCTCACGCTATCATTTTACCGCAGGCAATACCCCACGTAAACCCCAGCTTTTTACCACCTTTTACCTCTGCGTTATAGCGTCCTCGTCTATCCCCCAGAGTAATACGCTTAGCTCGTTTATTATTCCGCTTATCCAGCGGCGCGGTGTGTTCTTGCCCGTGTTCAATTCTTCGGCTATGTCCACATAGTCTAAGCCTTGCATAAAGTATAGCTCAAATGCTTTATATTCTACCTCGCGCCCCTGCTGCTGCCTGCGCCTCTCTATCTCTTCTACTGCCTTGTCTATGTGGTCTAGCATTAGTATGGTTTTAAAGCGTGTGCGTCGTATGCTACGCAAGTATGTAGTCTGCTGCTCTTCTGTTAATTCTCCCTGCTGCTGTAGCTGCGCAGCTTCGCTTACTGCGTTGTCTCTATGAAAAACTGCGTCTCTGTAGCACTTCATAAGGCTAAATGTGTCGTGGTATTTATCCGCTTTATGTTTCTTCTGTTCCTCTCGCTTGTAAATCTCTACGCCTTTTTTTGCGGCTGTTGTTATTATCTGCTCTAGTTCGTCCTCGTTTAGCCTTATTTCGCTCACTCTTAATTATTCCTCGCTTTCTGCTGCCGCGCTGCTTTTTAGTCGAATGGTAACCCGTCGTCGTAGCCGTCTGGTATGTCCATAAAGCCGCCGTCGCTGGGTGTTGGCTGTGGTCTGTCGCCTGCTGCCTGCTGCCTCTGCTGCGCCTCTGCTTTTGTCTCTCCAAAACTTACGCTACTTGCCAGTACTTCGGTGTAGTAAATTTCTTTTCCGTCCCTGCCTGTATAGTGCCCTGTTTTAATCTTTCCGACTAACTCTACTTTGTTGCCTTTCTGTAGCCATTTCTCTACCCACTCTGCCGTTTTGCCGAGCGCGCGTATATTAATAAAATCTGTGCTTTTGTAATCATCTACCGCCAGCGCAAAGCGTGCTATTGCTACGCTGTTATTTTCGCCGCCGTAGCGTACGTCTGGCTCTTTTGTCAATCTTCCGCTTAATGTTACGTTGTTCACTTTTTACCCTCTCTTTTCTTCCTGTTATATTCCTGTAAATATTTTATTTGTTCCTCGTCCTCTGCCTGTCTCTTTTGTCTTGCTGCTGTTTCCTTTTCTTCTCGCCGTTGCCGCTTTGCTATAATCTTTTGTGCTTTCTTGTAAATCTTGCAGTTTTCGCAGTAGTCTGCTTGTGTTGTCTTGCCCCGTAGTGCTAATGGTATGTTGTCGTAAGAATGGCAGCCGATACACTCGCGTATACCGCCGTCGTCGTCTACCTCAATAGTAAACAGGAAACGCAGCAGGCTTATAATAAGCCCCAGCGCAACCACTAATACGCATACCAACGCTGCAATTATAAACGGCGCTATTAATATGCCTGCTACAAGCGCTATTGTTTTAAATATCTCTATTGCTGTCATTCGCTGCCCCTTTCTATCCGTTCCGCTACGCTTTGCGCTGCGTCTGCTGCCACTCTAAACCCGTCGCTTATGCCTCTGTATATCCTTGCAATAGCCCTTGTTATTACGTCGCCCATATTCTGTACTGCTGCCGTTATGTCGTTTATAGTTGTGTTTGTATTTCTCATAGCCTTTTTAAGTGCCTTTGCCTGCTGCCGCTTATCAGCCTCAAGCGGCGGGTTGTACCCGTGTCGCTTTTTATAACTCTTTTTCCATTGTCTGTAATTCATATTACGCCCCGCTTTCGCTTAAGAAGTCTTTTATATCTGTCTGCCCGTCTATTTGTGTGTCCGTTTCGGGCACCTTAGTAACCTTTATGCCGAGTATACAATAACCCTCTTGTAAGCCGCTGTAATCTTCCAGCATATATATTATATCTGCCTCTATGTGTCTGCCTGTCTCTTTGCCGTCGGCATACTCATTAAGGCGTAGCGCGTCGCCAGTCTTAAAGCCTCTGTCGTTCTTTCGCAGTTCAAAGCTCTTTTTTCCTGTTGCCACGTCCTTAAAATACATAGCAGCTAACTTAAGCTCGTGTACTTTCTGCTCTTTTGGCTGTAGTGCCTTGTCTAATGCTGCCTCGCGTTCTCTCGCCTGTAGTGTTTTCTGTGTCTGTTTATCTATTGCCGCCTGCTGCTCGTCGTAGCGCTGCTCGTCCGTCTTTTCTGCCTCTGCTTTGTTAATATACTCGTCGCACTTTTCGCACGTTCCCGTTTTTACGTTACAAGTGCTGTAATTTAAGCAGCTATAGCATAGGCTCGTAATGCTTTCTGGGTGCGGCGTCCTGTAATCGTCGCCCGCTTTCTTTTCTGCTACCTTTGCGGCTATCTCTTTTGCTCTTATGTCCTCGCCCGCTGCTGCCTGCTGCGCTATCTCGTTTTGCTCGTCCTCGTCTAGCTTGCTTGTCTCATAGGCTGCCGTTATGCCTAGGTTACCCGCCTTAAACTGCTCTTTAGCCTCTGGCGTAAGATTGTTGTTAATCTGCTCCATACGTCCTACGTTTGTTGCACTCTCGCCCAGTACGTCGGCTATTAAGTTGCGCATACGTCCTTGTATCTCTAAGCCGTCCTCGTCTCTGGCTCTTATAAGTGCTTTTTTTAGCCTTGCCGCCTGCTCTGTCTTTTCGTACGGCGTAAGCTCTCGGTTAAATGCGTTGCCGACCAATAAGCTAAGCTCTAGCCCTGCTGGTGTTATGTCTTTGTAGAGATAACGCACGCTTTTATATTTTTCGTAGCCTCTGTCTATAAGCAGCCTGTTAGCCTTGTTACGCCTGTGTCCGCTTATAATTTTATATTTGCCGTCTATCCTGCCTAATACTGTCGGCTGCTGCTGCCCTACAGCAAGTATAGCGTCTGCCAGCTCTTCTATGCTCTCTTGACTGTAAAAGTTGCTTTCTGTTTCCTCTACGTCGTACGGGTTTAAGTATATCTCTGTATACTCTGTTACTGCTGCCGTCTTTGCGTCTGCTTTACTTTGTGCGTTTAGTATATCCATAAAGCTAAACTTGTTTGCTGCTGCCATAGTTTTACGCCTCGCTTTCTTTCAGATACTTTGTTATCAGTTTTTTGTAGTCCTGCGCAGCTCCGCAGCGTGGGCTATACTCGTATGCCGCTTTATTAAAAAACGTGCTCTCTGCTGCTTTGTCGGTGTAGCGTATCTGCCCCAGTATTTTAACCTTGCTTTTCTGTTGCAGCCATTCCAGCCCCGCTATGTTCGTGTCATTGTTTTTATACATTGTCACTAGCGCTCCGAGTAGTTCTATGTCTGGGTTGAGCTGCTTAGCGTCCTGTATCTGCTCCGCTATAATGTCTAAGCCCTCTAACGCCCACTCGTCTATTTTTACAGGTACTATAACCTCGTCTGTAATCTTTAGTGCTGCTATTACGTTAAAGGCTATGTCTGGCGGGTTGTCAATAATCATATAGTCGTAGTAGCTGCTTATAGTGTCTGGAAATGGCAGCTCTAAGTTAGTAATAGGCGTATGTATTAATTTGTCGTATGCGTCTATCTGGCTGCCGCTGCTGCCTGCCATTGTCCATACTGCCGACATAAGCGACATATTAGCCGTTATTATGTCTACGTTGTTGTGCTGCGGGTGCTCTGTTATTAACTCTCTTAACGGGTTCTTGTATTCGCCTAACAATGCTTTAGCCGCTGCGCACTCTCCCGCTGCCTTGTATGCCCCTGCTGCCTTGCTTAAATTGCCCTGCTTGTCGTTGTCCAGTAGTAATACTGTCTTGCCTCTCTTTTGCAGCTCGTAGGCTATGTTATACGCTGTGTACGTTTTCCCTACGCCGCCCTTAAGGTTAATAATGCTTATTACTTTCATAGTCTGCCTCTCTTTCTCTCCGTTGGTTCTGGCTCTTTTTATCTATCTCGGCTACGTGCTCTCTTAATGCCCGTATTGCGATATTTAAAGCTCTTGCGTAGTCGTTATAGTCGTCTCGTGTTCCTGTAAGTACTTGTAGCGCCTCTATCTCTGTCATACGTGCCGCCTCTCTTATGTCGCAGGCATTAGCCCGCTCTGCGCTGTCTCATTGTCCGTGCTCTTTAAGCCGCCTGCTGCCGTTTCCAGCTCTAAGTAGTTTATTAACTGCTCCGCTGTCTCTTGCCAGCCGTAACACACTACCGCTAAATAACCCTGCTTGTTTAAGCTGCTTAGCCATTTCTTTTGTAGCTGCGTCGGTTTATTGCTGCCTACTTTAAGCTCTATGTATAGCCCATTGTAGCCACCGCGTGCTACTGGCAAGTGTAAATCTGGTACGCCTGCCTTTACGCCCTGCCTCTTTAGGTTGGCTGCTGTACGTGCGTCTCTCTTGCCGCCGTTCGGTATATGGTATAGCAGCTCTAACTCTGGGTATCTCGCATACTGGTACTGTGCCCAGTTAAATAGTGTTTCTTGCGCTCCTGCCTCGTTGTCAATTCTCACATTTCGCATATATTCGCCTTTCTTGCTTGCTTTACTCTAGCTGCACCAGCCTATAGCGGTAATAGCCGTAGCCGTAATATTCTGGGCTTACTATGCCCTTTTCTTCGCTGCCTTTTTCCACGTAGTAGCCTGCTGGCGCTTTTGCCTCGCAGCGATACCACGAACGGGCAGTTACGTACTCATATTCTGGCTCTGGGTGTACTAAGTTTTTACTTGCAGCCCAGCGTTTACCCTGTAGCCTCTGCTCTGGTGCGTCCTGTATGTGTCTATCTGTATATTTAATAAAATACGCTGCCAAATCTCCATATTGCCCGCTGTCGTCCAGCGGAAACACTTTGACGCGGTTGTGTCCCTCGTACGCTTTATACCAAGCCTGCTGCAACAAGTTTGTATCTATGCGATTTACTACTAGGTGGTGGTGCCTTGCGCCTTTCTTGCCTATCTCCATAACGTGTATGTATTTAAAGTCTAACCCAGCTTTTTTATACAGCTTTCTACACTCCCGTAAAAATACTTGTATATCTTTTTTCATTTCCTCGCGTGTTCTGTCTGGCTCTCCCTTATGCCTTATGTAGTCTAGTACTAAGTGGTAATCTCCATAAGCAAAGTTAGCGTTCATTAAGAGCCTTAACTTTCTCTCTGCCTGTTTAGTGTTTACTTTTTTCTGTGCCTCTGGTGTAGGCTTTACTTTGTCTCTTCTCTTTGCTCCCTTTTTGTTCAGTCTGGACGTATAGAAATATTCTACCTCTATTGTCTTGCCTGCCCTGGTAGTCCTCTTAACATACGGCATATATCTTTACCTCACGTATATATATTTTTTGTGTATCTCTGTCGGTAAGCTAATACTTTTATCAAGTGTTTTTACGGGACGTAGCCCCGTTGTTTTTCCTTGCCTTTTTGCCGTATGCAGCGTATAATATAAATGTGGTAATGCTATACGCTTCGGCTATAGCTTAGCGCCTATGATATTGCAGTATCGTAGGCGCTTTTCTTATGTCTTTTTATATAACGCCCTGTAAGCGTACAGGGCGTATTATTTATATTTATCCTATTGCACAAGCGGGCGCGCAGCGCATAGAGTAGTACGCGTTGTTGTCGTAGACGTAGCCGCTCGAGATCACGTACCACGTATTGCACGAGTGGCCACGATAAGCGCTACGCGTTCTATGCCAGTCGTTAAAGTCGTCCTTTGCGTGCTTGGCTGCTCTGTATGGCTTGTCTTTGTAGTACTCGTATGGTGTTCTTTTGGCGTCGTACTCGCCTACAGATAACAAGAAAAACGTATCTGCTGTCCTTCTGCCGTTTGTGTTCATTTTAGTAACTGGTATTACATACTTAGCCAACTCTGCGCAGCGTGCCGCGTATGTCTCGCTGTTAAGGTACTCTCTAAGCTCGCTTGTTTCCCAGTCGTTAGAGCCGTAACGTCCCTTTGTATCAAATGGGCGTTCTTCTATGAGCTCGTGCGCCTGTATAGTAACTGTATGCTTAAGCTCTTCGGCTGCTGGTGTGTCTGCGTCTATGCCTATTACGTCGTATGGTACTGCTGCGCCGTCAAAATCAATGTAAATCTGGTCGCCTACTGCCAGTACTTCCGCAGCTCGTCCCTCTCTTATAATCTTTCTAAGCTCTTCGAGCGTAACACTCTCTGTTAATATTGTCTTTTTTATCTGCATTTTTCCGCTTTCCTTTCTTTTACTCTTTTCCTATCGCGTATATAGATACCTCGTACGCTGTTCTTTGCTCTTCCTGCTGCTCGCCTACGCGTTTAGTGTAAGCTCTGCTCTGTAGCTTGCCTTTTAAGGTTACGCGCTCGCCCTCGTGCCATTCTTTAACCATAGCTGCTGTATCGTTCCAAGCGATACAGGGTATATAGCAGCCGTGTAGGTCTTTTAGTCTGTTCTCTACCAGTACGCTTATATCGCTTATGCGTTTGCCTAGTGGCGTCTCGCGGTATGTAATGCCGCTGCCGAGTGCTCCGCTTAACTGTACCTCGTTTTCGTAGTCCCAGTGCTCGCCCGTAATCTGCTGCGCTGTCTCTGCCAGTACGTATACAAGTACCTTGCCTGTTATAAAATTCTTATAAGCCTGTAAGCTGCCAAGTATCATAACTGGCGTATTTACTCCGATACTGTCTACATTATCGCCCTGCACGTATACTATAGCCTCGTCAAGTGCTCCGCTGCGTCGTTCGGTAACAACTGTAAGCTCGTATCCGTTAAATGGCAGCGTGTTAATGTTATCTATCTTGCGCAGCTCCTTTAATATGCCCTGTAATGCTACTGCGTTGTCTGTCTCCACGTTTCCGCTCTCCTTTCTTCTGTTTTTAGTGTCCGTTTTATTGGACAGATACGCCCCGCAACCCTCGAAAGTTGCATATACAGCCTTGCGGCTGCTGCTTTACCTTTAAGCTAGAGGCGTTTATATGTAAATGTCGTAATACATATCTATACGCATATCGCCCGCTATGTACTGCGGCGCGCTCTCTTGGTCGAGTGGCGGCATAAGTCCCAGCTTGTGCCAGTCTTTATGTGCTACGTCCAAGTGCGCCCTAAAGTCTGTTACTATCTCGTCGCCTGTAAATCCTTTTTCTTGGTAGTGCTCTTTTAAGTAATAGCCCCAGTCTGCAAACACTACGACGCCGTTTTTTATTACCCTAGCGCGTTCTGACGAGCTTATAAGCGCCGCAAGTGCGCTTAGTGTTACTTGCTGCATTTTCTTATCTCTCTTTCATTATCTTTATTCTTTTAACCCTGCTGCCGCCTGCTATTCCCTCTAAGCGCAGATACGGCGGCAATACTATTACGTTGCCCTTATTTAGCTGCGCCTGTATCGTTTGCTCTAAATTCGCGTAGGTTTCTTGTTTGCATACCATTTCGCAGCTAAATATAAGTATTAAGCCTTTTGCGTCTTTCTTCTTTCTTTGTCGCCTGTTCATTTCCGCAGCTCCCTTATTTTTTTCTCTAACTCTTCTACTGTTACGCCCTGCCGTCTTGCAAGCGCAGCCGCGCTTATGTTGTATGTCCATATTGACGACATTTTAATAGCGTCGCCTATGTCTAACTTACCCTGCTGTAGTCCTATGCGGACAAATTGCGGGCTACAGCCCATAATAGCGGCTGCCTCTGCTGGTTTAATCTTTACTGCCTGCATATCCTGTTACCTCGCTGTGTTCTGCTGCGCCTGTGCCATAGCAAGCACACCCTGCGAGTAAATCGCAACAATATTACGCTTGTCCTCTGGCAGCTTTGCTACTTCCTGCATAAGCTCGCTGAAATTTTCTAAACTCTTCTGCTCTTTCGTTCTCTCTAATGTCTGCTGCATACTGTTTTACCTCTCTTTCTTCTTAATCCTTAAATCGTCCGTAGCTGTCAAGCTGTATATAGTGGTTATTTACTTTAGCCTGCCTGCTGCCGCGCGCTACTTTCATTACTTCGCTGTCGTTTGCTCTGTATATTCTTCTCTCGCATACTGGACACGTTACAGTCTCGCCGTAGCCGCCATTAAGCATTACTTTAATTTGGCAGGTCGGGCAGGAATACGAGTATATGCTTATTTCGTCGAGTATTACCGCTGTACCCTGTGCGCGTTCTAAGCCTTGCAGCTCTTCTATAAAGTCCTCTCGGCGTTTCTTGGCTTTCTCAAACTGTGTGCACCAGCCGCCCCCGCCGTATGCTATTGCGTTGTCTCTTATTTTGTGCTCAAACTCTTCTATTTCTTTGTTGCACTTTGCTATTTCTTTCTGTATAAGCTCGTGTATGCGCTGCTTAACGTCCTGTATTGTGTGCATTTTGTTCATTTTCTGCCGCCTGCCTTTCTTTCAGCCTCTGTATCTATCTTTGTAAAATTGTTGTTCTTATAATTCTCGTACGTGTCGTGGAAATAATCGCCCTTGCTGGTTAATTCCTCGTACTGGGCTTTTATAAAGTCCTCTGTTACTTCCTGTTGTGTTAATGCGTCGTAATATTTTTGTTCTGTCATTCTTTCGTTGCCTCTCTTTGGTTGTTTTATTCCTCTTCGATATATACACTAAAGTTATCTTCGTTGTAGCTTTCGCCATAGCTCGCCAGCTCGCACCAGCTAGCGCACTCTATAGCCTCTTTTTCGTCTATCCCGTATTTTGTTAATGTCTCGTAAACCTTGCCGTTAATATCTGCCGCGTCGTGTGCTATTCTCGTTATTGCTTTGTGTGGGTTGTGTATTACTATTATGATTTTCATATTGTTGCCTCTCTTCCGCTATGCAGGCGGCTGCTGCCGCCCTGCTCTTATTTACGCGTTTACTACGTTCTGCATACCAGCTATTACAAGCTCTAGCGTTGTGCCGCCGTTTGCCTCTTTTGCTCTTTTCATAAGTGCGGCGTGTATCTCGCTTGGTATGTTCTTTGTGTTCATCAATACAGCTATACATTCGCCGTAATTAAGCAGGCTTATAAGCTCTAACGCCTCGCTTGTGTTGTTTAGCTTGTCTACTTTCTTGTTTAATAAATCTGTTCTTGTCATTTCTTTTGTTCCTCGCTTTCGTGTACCCCGCGTGGTATAATCCATATGAAAGGTGGTGTTAAAAATGTGTGATAGTGATAAAGAGTTAAAGCTAGGCAATTACGCCGCAGCCTTTAGCTTAAGCACAAGCTCTATAACCTCTGATATAGAGGACGCAGAGCTTGCTGCTGCCGTCGAAAAACTTAAAAAAGAAACTTTTAAGACTTTACGCTTACTTGAAAATGAAATAATCCGACTTTCTAACAAATAAGCAATAAAGTAATTCTTTATCCGCAGCTTTACGGCTGCGGATTTCTTTTATATGGTTTTTCATTCTGGAAATTTTCGCGCCTTATTGTGCTCTCTAATACTTTGGGTAATTTCCATACTTCGTAACGAGTAAGCCCCTTTCTTTCTGCTTCTGTGAGTATCTCGTCGCTAAATTCTTTTAGTAGGTTAAGTGTTTCCTCTGCGTCTCTTACGCTTGCCATTGTTCGCCTCTCTTTCTTGTACCCCGCTTGTACTTTGTATTGAGTTATTATCTTTGCTCTGTAATTATATTACTTCACTCTGCAAAGATTGTCAATGCTTTTTGTTATTTTTTCTTTACTCTGCAAAGTTTTTGTGATATTGTATAGTTGAACTTAGAAAGAAAGTGAGGTGATAATGTGGGCGAACGTGTAAAAGAACTGCGTAAAGCTCTTGGATTAAGTCAAGAGGCTTTTGCAAATAAAATAGGTTTGAAAGGTAGCTCCCTCTCTCTTATAGAAAGCAATCAGCGCAATGTTACCAACCAAAATATAATTTCAATCTGTAGAGAGTTTGGCGTTAATGAGGATTGGCTACGCGCTGGTAATGGTTCTATGTTTGAGGAAATGAGCCGCGCCGAGCTTGCCGCTAATATAGTTGGTAAAGCTCTTAATACAAATGACGAGTTTATACTTAATACGTTTATTGCGCTAGGGCAGTTATCCCCTACAGAATGGGAACTTATTAAGAAATTCGTTGATAAGATTAAGTCTGATAATTAAATACTGTTACAAAGGAGATATTACATATGAGAGATAGTAAAGGGCATAGTTTATTAGCTTTCCCAAGTGATTATACTGTGGTTGATATTGAAACTACGGGCTTGTCGCCAGAGTACGACGAGATAATAGAAATATGTGCATTTAAGTATCGCGGTAGTGAACTTGTAAACAAGTATAGTACACTTGTTAAGCCAGAGCGTGAGGTAGACAACTTTATTATGCAGCTTACAGGCATAACAAATAATATGCTTGCTAGCGCTCCAAGTGCTGTAGATGTTATGCAGCCGTTATATAACTTTATTGGCTCCGACGTTATAGTCGGTCATAATATTAACTTTGATATTAATTTTTTATATGATTATTGCGTCCGTATTTTATCTAAGCCGCTCTCTAATGACTTTGTAGACACTATGCGCATTGCTAGACTTTTGCATAAAGAAAATAAGCATAATCGCTTATCTGATTTAGCAGCGCAATATAATTTATCTTATGAGGGCGCGCATAGAGCTGGCTTTGACTGTACATTAACCAATTCTATATATGAGATATTTAAGAAAGAGTGTATAGACTGCTCGATAGAATTAAATACACTGGCTAAACATTCGCAGGTAAAAGCCGCTGATATTAGCGCTACGCTTTCAGAGATTCCAGCAGATAGCCCGCTGCTTAATAAGGTGGTTGTATTTACTGGTGCGCTTGAAAAAATGCTACGCAAAGACGCTATGCAGCTCGTGGCAAATATGGGCGGTATAAATAGCGATAATGTTACAAAGAAAACTAATTATCTGGTTCTTGGTAATAATGACTATTGCACCACTATAAAGAATGGTAAAAGTAGCAAACAAAGGAAAGCTGAGGAATATAAGTTAAAAGGGTATGATATAGAAGTTATCCCAGAAGGTGTATTTTATGATATTGTCAATGTCTCTTATGTACCTACTTACCAAGACGCAACAAATCAATTATATAAAGATTTTTCTTTAAGTGACAAAGAAGTAGAAGTTATAGAGATTGTAAAGTCTTTTATTTCTTCGAGTGAGCTATATTCTGATTTCGGAATAGCACGCCGTAGTGATAATTATATATCTCTATTGTGTGGTGAAAATGATTTTATGCGTTTTAAGGCTTCGCCGCGTGCCTTTTGGGTATCTTTGCGACTGCCTTTTGCTCTTGCAGGCGAAAACAGGGATAACCCTTTATTTGCTGCTCAAGCAAATAAAAATCAATTTCATTGGAAATGCTCTATTACCTCTGTTGATGAATTGGAAAAAATAAAAGATTTTATTGTAGCGTCATATTTTAAATAAGCAGCTAGGCGCCTAGCTGCCTTTAATTCCTCGTATGAATTGTAATATTATTTTAAGCGTACGCTCGTCGCTTATGCTTTCGATTAGTGCGCGTATCTGCTGCCGTATCTTTTCCATAGCTTTGCCCTCTTTCCTTTGTGATATGGCAAGTATAGCGCTATCTGGTAAATATTGTAAGTGCTTCTGGCTATATGTCCGTTATATTGGACGTTACGCCCGTAGCTCTTGGCAGCGGTAACTTGCAATATTATAATTCTAGTAAATCGAATAGCTCTACTTCTAGGGCTGCTGCAAGTAAGCGCAGGGTTTCTATAGTCGGGTTTGCTTTTCCGTTCTCAATATTGTTTATTGTGGTCTTGCTTACCCCGCTTAACTCTTCCAGTTCCCGCAGGCTGTAGCCCTTGGCTGTTCGTATCTGCCATAAGTTGTATGTCATTATGTAAGCCTCTCTTTTAGTATCTATTATACTTGACGGCTGCGCATATGTCTTATGGTAATATCTGTAAAATTCAATACACAAAAATAGCCGTCCCTGCGCCAACAGGAACGGCTACATAGACACACAACTAACGAAACTTAACGGCTCGCTTGTTATGTACCCCGCAAGTACTATTATAGCATAAGCCTAGAGTTTCCGATAGGCTTATTTTTTATACCCTTTTTTAGAAAATAAGCCGCCATATAAGAAAGTGAGGTTATGCTATATGAAACTTGCTAATGGAATGGGTAGCGTATATAAGCAAGGCGGCAAGCGCCGTAACCCTTGGATAGCACGAAAAACTAAAGGATGGGAGATTGACGAGAAGACAGGCAGGACTAAGCAGCGATATTTAACTATCGGATATTATCCGACGAGGCAAGAGGCTTTAACTGCTCTTATGAATTACAACCAAAACCCGTACGACATAGAAACGAATACTATAACCTTTGCCGAGGTGTACGAGCGTTGGAGTAAAGAGCACTTTTTAAAGGTTACGCCCAGCTCTTGCCGCTCTTGGGTTGCTGCCTTTAATCACTCTAAACCACTACACAATATGCGTATGCGTGACATACGCCCGAACCACTTAGAGGGCACCATACACGACGCTAAAGTAGGCGACAGCACTAAGCAGCGTATGAAAAGTATGTATAACTTAATGTATAAGTACTGCCTTAAATACGACATTGTAGAAAAGGACTACGCGGCATTATGTGAGGGTGTAAAGCGCGGCAAGCCTAAAATTGTACGTGTTCCGTTTAGTCACGAGGAAATACAAACGCTCTGGGAAAATGTGAGCTTTCCTTTTGTCGATATGGTGCTTATAGGAATTTATAGCGGCTGGCGTCCGCAAGAGCTGGCAATATTAAAAGTTGCCGACATAGACTTAGAGGCGCGTACAATGTTCGGCGGGCTTAAAACCGACGCAGGACGTAATAGAATTGTACCTATACACTCTGCTATATATGAGCTGGTCGCAGCCAATTATAATAAAGCTATCGCTATGGGTAGCAATTATCTGTTTAATGATGAGAACGGGCAGCAAGGTACGCACTTAACGTACGATAAATACCGCGGACGCTTCGAGAAAATAAACAAACGCTTTAATATGTCGCACAAGCCGCACGACACGCGACATACTTTTATTAATTGCGGTAAGTCTACCTCTATCGGTATGAATGAGTATATACTTAAGCTGCTTGTCGGTCACGAGATAAGCGACGTTACAGAGGCAGTATATACACATAGAACTATACAGGAATTAGCCGCCGAGATTGAAAAAATAGTATATTAAATTGCCGCAAATATGCGGCAATTAAAAAAGAGGGCTGCAGGTGTTTTTATACGCCTGCTGCCCTCTTATATTTTGCAAGTTACGTGTGTAAGTTACGCGCTAGTTACGTGTAAGTTACCTGTACTTTTCCGTAGGTTTCCATACTTCCGCATATCCGCGTAAATACTGGATTTCCTAGAATTTACCCTTGTCCGCAGCTTCCTCAATAGAAACAGCTACAGCTACAGTAGCACCAACCATAGGGTTATTACCCAACTATGAAATTATTTTTTTATTATTTATTTGCATTTATTGTTGTATTGTTTTTATCAGTATTTATGCTGTTTTAAAGGCTTTACACATTTATATTAGATTATTCTGATTTATTCTAAATCAACATTATTTAATCCATAATGTGTACAAAATGTGTACACTGTTACATTGTACACATTTTGACTGTCTTTCTACCTATTTATATATGTATGTTATCACAATGCTGTTATATATGCAATCCAGTATGATATACACTGTTGTATAAGTGAGTAATTAGTTTGGAAGTTTTAACTCCATGCCTGCATAAAGCATATCATCAAGCGTCATTCCATTATGCTCTGCAAGTTCTGCTGCTCTGCCTTCATCTCCAAGGTAATCTCTTGCAATCTGGCAAAAACTTCCGCCTGGTTCTACAACAGCCACTCTTTCTTCTACCTCCTGTGATGTTTCCTCTTCCGGCTCTTCCTCACTTTCTGCTGGTGTATTATCTTTAGAATAATACTTAGCTTCCATGGCCGCCTGATAGTCTGCATAATTGTAGCCTGCAGCTTCGAGCTTCTGTCTGCGTTCTTCTCCATCACCATACTCTCCGCGATAAATTGCGTCAATTACAGATTCGTCAAGTTCCTGGCTTGTCTGATCATCTGATTCTATTGATTGATCCTCATTACTTATATCTGAAACACCAACAAGCTGATTATATACTTCATCTCGCATAATGTCGTAATCGACTCTTGTACCATCATCAAGATGATGGTCACTTGATTCCTGAGACATGGCAAATTTATCATCACAGATTTCTCCATCATCATTCCAGTGAGCTTCCCATATAAGTGCACCATGTTCAATAAGCTCATCTACATTCATATAAGTATTAAGCCAGCTATGACTAGCATAGATTCCTTTAGCCTTAATATCTGCCAGTTCGTCAAGCCAAGTAATAACCAAAGCCTGTGTACTATAATAATCAATGCCATGTCTTTCCTTATATCCGTCAGCATCCTCTATATCAAGAAATACCCCTATAGGATTGCTCTTGTTATACCACTCTCTGACATGAGCTGCTTCACTTCTCGACTGCTCGTTATCAGCTGCATACTGGTATAAATACAGTGCATAAGGTATATTTCTAACTTCGCACTCATTTATATATGCCTGAGCCATTGTGTCACACTGGCTACACTCGTTATCATCTGAACTTAAATCATCACCATATCCACAACGAATGATCACAAAATCATAATTAGTTTTAATATAGTCAAAATTAATATCCCCCTGATGGCTACTTATATCTATTCCTTTTCTCATAATTAAATCCTTCTTTCTTTATACTATTTAGATTCAAAAAGGAAGGCTGTTACACCTTCCTTAAATAATAAATATTCTTGCTTTAAGTATCACTTTTTTGTTATCTGTTTATATGCCTGATTAACACCTGTTGATGCAAGTCCTGACACAATACCAACTGCAATTGCATTCATAATGTCATTCGCAGGAAAATCAGGAATAACAAACATTCCTACAGCTCCCAAAATGCCACCTGAAACACCTACAATTACAGGAATAGCTTCATCCTTAACCTGCTTAACCTGCTTTGCTGCAGTACCAATCAAATAAGTAATAACCACAATTGCAAGAACAGTTCCCATCTGTGTAATATCCATTTTAATCACTCTTACCCTTTCTTCTCTAAATCTTCTATTCTATGGTTTGCGACCTTAATTTTTTCTTCCTGAAGTGCGGTCAACTCTTCAAGTTTAAATGTCCTTTCAATAACATTGTTATGCTTATCAACTCGTTTTGTTAACTCGGACAGTTTATAATCAATCAATGTTATGGTCTTATTGTGCATTACATAGTTATTAATCAAGCAAACAACCAATGTAACAACTGCTGTTATGATAGTTTCAATCATGCACTTCCCCTTTCCTTAAAGTTATAAGTTGCCATTAGTTCAAGGCCGGTGCAGCTCTTATTTTTTTGTTCATTTTCAATCTAAGAATCATCATAGTACATTGGGAATACCTCCTTGTATTTAAAAAGCCAGCCTTAAGGCTGGCAAAAATATGTATAGCAAATAAACATAACCATTTATGGCCATGTTTATGGATTTTCTTATTTAATTTTCAGATATATGTTCACAAAACAACAATATGAAAACCGATGGTATCATTATCGGTAATGAAAGCATTAACCTTGATAGTGCTTTATTCGTTGATAGAAAAAAGCTATATATTCATTCAGTGTCTTGTTCAAACGTGTCTAAAACGCCAATAGAAGGATTCCCGAAAAACATATTTGCATATGGTGTCCTAATTACATATATAGGAAATGTAAATGCATATAATTGCGCTCAAATATATATACCACATTGCAACTATACAAATGTATGGGGCGATAGAGATAAAATATTTGTAAGAACTTTAGGAGATACGAATAATAATAATGTAAATTGTTGGAGAGCCATAGCAACCCAACCATATGAAGCATATTAATGCGTCCATGTTCCAGACATATATGTATAATATTGAGGGGATGTATACGCATATCCAAACACAATAAATGCCATATATGTATTGCTCGTAGCAGAGCAGATATAACCATCTTGAGAGCCACGATTAATATTTCCAACATATATTCCTGTACCAAATGCATTTTTATCTATATACTTCTGTATTATTTCTTTTGCTGATTGACCATCTTTACCAGACATATTTAAAACTCTAAGGCACTTATTTATATTGTTGTTTAGTGCACTTACCTCACCTCTGAGATTCGCAATCATATCATTATTGTCTTTTATCCCTTTATCCATAATATTAAGGTTTGTTGGGTTCC